TGTGTTTCGAAAATGTTTTGTCTTCTTTAATTAATAATGCAAGAGCAACAGCGAATGAACCTAATCTACTACCAAGTCCTACCTTTTGTAAGATACGTTTTAGATTAAATACAAATCTGTGTAGAACAGTATAAGCTTTCTGCATTTTAGGACTATTACCTTGTCTTACTTTCTTATGTGTTATAAGAACATTGCCTTTTTTGTCAATGATACCTAATTTAAATGCGTCTGTCTTCTCCCAAGGAGTTACCAGCATTTTAACCACTCTGTAAGTAATTAATAAGTCTATTGTTCCAGCCATTATAGTTCCTTTAACATTCTTATTACCCTAATATCAACTTGTGTATCTTTCAGTTCATGCGTATAAAGATAACCAAGATAGTTAGTAACTGTCTTTAGTATTGCCCAATGTTCTTTGTCAATTTTGTATAATAATAAAGTCATTGCTACATCAGCACCAAATACATTTTGTAATACAATTATATGGTTAACTACTAACCTTATTTTTATATCACCTGTTATCTTGTACTTACGAAATAACCTCTTTAGATATTTAAAACGTTTAATATCCTCATAGAATTCTACCTCTTTTTCTAAGGTAGGATTATCATAATTACTTTGTGCGAATAACAACCAGTTATTCTTGGTTATTTCATCAAACATTTCTAAGTTACACTAATTTAGCGTAGACTTTAGATGTTCCGTTCTGTAGAGTTTCGCATGAAAATTCAACTTTCAAACCGCCCTCTTTTCTATGTGAAATACCATCATCATTTATATCAGAACCGTCTAGGTCTTTACCAAATCTTCCACCATGTTGTGAGATAGTAGCACTTGCTTTGCCTTCTACCACTTCTGGCATATCAAAAGATAATCCAAGTGTTGTTAGTTTGCTTTGAAGTTGTTCCATTGCAGCTTTAGGATTCATATATTCCTGATTAGCAATAGCACCAACAAAAGCATTTACTCTCTCCATTATTTGAGGGTCGTGTAGATTAAAACCGCCATCAACCGAATGGTCAAGGTTGGTAGTTCCAACGCCATCAACTTTTTCTGTAATGTGTTGTTTAAATGTTTTCATTTTTTTCCTCGTTTGTTTCTTCCTTGACTTTCTTATCATCTTCCTGATTTTTACCAGCTAGACAATCTTCATCAAAGTCTTTTAAGTTTTCTTCTTTAACAAATTTCTTAAAGTTTTTCATTTCTTTTTTTGCCCTTGGTTGTAGTCAATGGCGTAACAGTTGTTTGGTCGGCTTCTTCTGCAATTTTAATTAACTTATTTGACCATTGGATTGCTCCATGTAATGCGTTTAAATTACCTTTCATAGTCTCTAAGTTCTTGCTTACTTCCTCAAAGTTCTGTTTTAATGCCTCGTACTCTCGTACTATGACTTCTTTTTCACCTCGTAGAACGTCTGTTTTTATACCCATAATAATACCTCAATTATATTAACTTACTGCGTAACCATGTCCAGACATAATGTTCCAGTTTGAATTCTTAAACATTAATGTTACTGTTTCACCAGGTGCATTAAGAAGAACGTTTGAACCGCCTCTTAAATTAGTTGGTGTAATAGTTACCACAAATGTACCAGCTGTTGATACATTGATAATAGATTTCACTTGACCGTCAGAACCGTCTGCTAAAGATACTGTACCAATTGCAGCTGTAGCATTTACTTCTGTAATTGCTGCTGTAATATTGGCTGCTACTGTAGTTGAACCGTCTGTAGTAAGTGCCTGTGATGACCCTTTCATTCCAATCCATGTCGGAATGTTATTGAATACATCTTCTGCACTAATTTTTTTATTGATTGGTGTTCCAGTTGGGTCGTCAATTACGTGGAACAAGTCTGCTGAGGCGATACCATCACCTAAGTCAGTAAGCTGTGTTACTTTTTTGTCTGCCATTTGTTTTCTCCTGTTAACCCTTTCGGGAATGCTACTGTAGGTATTTCCTACATCACTTTATTCATATAGTATATATAAGGGCCGAAAAACGACCCCTATAAATGTTTTATTATGCTACTACTGTAACTGAACCGGCTGCTGAACCTATTCCAGCGGCATTAGCAAACACACTAACTGTTGTAGTTCCTGTGTCTTTAATTGTACCACTGTTAAGTGCTATAGCGTTAGTGCCAATCACCATTACATCATCTGCGTTTGTAGCTGCGTTAGCGGCTGCAATTGCTAATGTAAATGTTAGTTCGTTACTGCCAGTTCCACTTGCGTAAGATAATACGTGTGGACCTCTGCCTGTACCTGTACCTTGGTTACCGTTTGTAACTGAAAGTTGTGGTGTACCTGTAACATCAACTGCCTCATTAAATCTTGCTATCACGGACATAGTGAAACCAGCTGACTTGTCGTAAACTGTGTTTACAAATTCAAAGTCTGTTAAGTTCGCCGTACCCATTGCCGTGTTCAGATTGCCGATTGCTACTAATACTTCTTCTGTTGCACTAGTATTATCATTACCCGAAAGTATTGAACCTGCTTCTCTGACCCAGCCTTTAGGAGAAGCGTATACTTCTTTCTCTTCGGCTGAAGTCAAATTTTTAGGCTTTATGTCATTTCCCCATAAGCTCATAATTTTCTCCTTTGTCTAAATTAATTTAGTTTATTCGTTATATAACTATACTATTTATACGATTAAATATAGATAGTGCCACTATTTATAACGGAGAATGATTAGAAGCCTAGTTTTTTGAGTTTGGATATAACTACTGAGGCGTTAGTGAATTGAATACCGATACCACCTTTTCTAGTAAAGTCGTCTGTATTCTTCTTGTAGTCATCAATTAGTATAGAGGTTGCATTAGCATAGTTCTGCTTATCTTTTCTTCTAACTAGATTGATTTTGTTTTGTTGTAGACCTAACTTTGATTTAACCCAATGTGTCTTACCAGGTATACAGTTAGGGTCATTTCCATGTTCTACGTAAGCAGACAGGATATGTACGTCATATTTCTTAATGAAGTTCCAAAGTTTTAGGCCTTCGGAATGCCAAGGTGCGTCATGCCAAAATCTTTTGTTTGCAATAACCTTTTCCCACCTTGTGGCAATAGGTATCTTAGCCCACTGGTCAATAGACATTTTGTTGTACTTGACAATGTTCTTTTCAAAGTCAACTAGGACGCCGTCCATATCACAGTAAATTTTAGGTAGTTTATTCATAGTGTGTAATCCTTTTTAATTCTTTATTATAGGTATAGTATACACCATTTTATACCTTTTGGCAAGCAAAAAGATTACTTATTGTAGCTTATTTTTGGTTCAGTATCAATTTCAGTCTCTTTTTTGCCTGTCATTGTACTCTCTTTGTTCTCTTTTTCACATTTACATTTGTCATCACCAAGACCACAATCTCCACATGATTCGGCCATTTTTTTGACTTCACTAAGTTCAATACCGGCTTCTTCTAATTCTTCGTTGCTCATTGGTACACAATTTGGTACTTCTTGACCACCTTTGTTTTTCATACCAACCATTTTGTAACCTTTCCAACAAGGGTCACCTTTTCTTTTATCACCATCGTCAGCTTCTTTAACTTCTTTTTTATTAGCAGATAAGTAAGTTTCTTTTTTATGTTTGTCACCTTTCATTACAGTACCATCAGGCATTGTATGAGTTGCGTCTTCGTTAGTTCTTTTTAAAACGTTTTGAACAGCAGGGTCTAGTGATAAACCTTTTGCAAGTTTTTCAATTGCTGCTACAGCACCAGAATAATTACCGGCTTTGTATCTTGGGTCATTTGCAATACCATATGCTTGTTTAATCTGTTGAGAAGTAAACTTTGAAGCTTCTTCTTTATAGACGTATCTCTTATCGCCAGCTTTAAATTTCTGGTAAGCAGGTGTGTTACCAGCTTTATCAGCTTTGGTCACTACCATTTTCTTTTCTTTTTTGTCGTCTTTGTCGTAAGCGTCCTCTTCATTCATCTTTGTAATCATAGCTTTCGCTTCTGCAAGTTGTGAAGTAACATCTACTGATTCATTTTTAGCTTTATGTTTGTCGTCCATCTTGTTAAAGAAAGCAGACTTTTCTTTAGGTGTCATTGCACCAACACCTTTACCAGCCTTGTCTAATTCTTTTTTAAACTTGTCTTGATAAGCTGAGTCTATAATAGGTTGATTGTTTGCGATTAGTTCCTCTAAAGAACCAGGCTTCTTGTTGAAATAGTTGTTAGCCATTATTTTTTCTCCATTTTCTTTTTAATAATTGAGTCGACTAATTTCTCAGCACCCTTGTTTGTTTCTGCAACAACTGTTGCTCCGTAGTAATTTTTTAAGTCAGTAGCATACTTGTTTAAGTCTGCACCGTTACCATCTACCTTTAAAGCCTTTTGGTTACCTGTAATTGTGAAACCTTTTTTAGCTAAGTCTGTAGAGGCTTTAGACATCTTATCGTGTGTTGGAAAAGATACTGTCATCTTTTTAAACTCTACAATTGTATCTTCGTTACTTTCTTTAACTGCAACTACTGTAGCTGCCATATCGCCTTGAGCAAATGATACGGAACCATCTTTTCTTTTGTATAGATAGAAAGGACTTCTTCCTGGCATACCATCAATTTCTAATTTAACTTTGTCAGTATTATACTTTGCACTTCTAGTCTTGTTCTTAACTACAAATTTCTTAACAGTAGTACCAGACATCATTGAATTATAAGTGATAGTCATTGTATCACCTTTTTTTAAAGTATCAAATTTCTTTGCGTCTATTTTACCTTCTGTAATTTGTAGTTCTTCTTCAATCTCTTCTTTCTTCATCTTGTCTTTAAGATGTTTGTATGCAATACCAACTCTTAGTAATGGTTCACCTGTTTCAGGATTGACCTGTTTAGCAGTCATCTTCTGTACTGATTTTGCCTTCTCAGTTTCCATTTTCTTTTTAAGTATAGCTATCTCTGCGTCTTTCTTTGCAACGTCTCCATCACCTTCTGTTTCTACAACAGCAGACTTGTCTTTCTTAACTGTCTCTGGTTTAGGGTCTTGTATATCACCACCTTGGTCAACATCTTCTACGTCTTTAACATTCTTCTTAGGAATATCAGCCGCTTCTAAAGATAGTTTAACACCTGCTGGTCTAGGAATATTCTTCTGTATCATTTTGGTCATTGCCATAACTGATAAGAAAGGAATATCTGCCTTGAATATATCAACCAGACCATCATCTGGAATAGTTTTAAACATTGCTGATAACTTATTAGCATTGTCCATTGAAATTCTTTTGCCTTTCATTACTGAATAGGACTTTTTAAGTCTAGCGATTTGGTCAGCAGAAAACTTTTCGTCCATCATAATTGTTTCGTCTAAGCTTTCACCGAGAATATCTTTAACAACACTTGCTGAAATACCTAATGCTTTAGCGATTTGAGCAGCTGACTTACCTTCTTGGTCCATAGAATAGATATCTTTCATACGACCTTCGTCAATAGATTCAGTAAACTCTACTTCTTCTTTTGCTGTGATTTTAGAAATGACATTAATGTTTGCTTGTGCTACTGCATGTTTAGTTGGAGTATCCCAACCTTTAATCATTTTCATAAGTGATGGAGTAACATCTTTTGTAGATTTGTTTGCCCATACACCTTTTAATTTTTGCAATTGTTGAGAAGAAAAAGCGCCGTCAAGTGAACCAGGTCCATCTTTGTAACTTCTTTGGTTATAATTCTCCATAAGGTCACCAATGGCTTGTTCAGTTTGTTGTTCTAAATTTGTTTGTTGTTTTTGGTTCATATCATTTAAGATATTTGCCATAGTTGTTCTATATTTTCCCATTTGTTTCCCTTATTTCTAAAATTAATCTTCCACTACCTCTTAGAATTCTATGAAAAGATTCCTTTTCTATTCTAAATCTCATGCCTCGTTTCATAACAAAAGGTAGGTCGTTATCATGTTGAAACTTCCAGTCTACACCAGCGATTACTTTAACATCTCTGGTCATTTTGTCTTTGTGCCACACTAAATCATCTTCATTACAATCTTCTTGGAAGACTCTTTGAATGACCTCACCAAATACCTTTTGAGTAAACGGTAACATTACCAATAAAAGTTTCCACCACCTGACATACCCATACTCTTTGCGTATCTAGGTAGATTGCAAGCCCAATAAGCTGCGCTTGTTTTATCTTTCTGCTGGTCACATTTGTGTCTGGCAGCAAAACTCTTTCTTGCTTCTGGATTATTTAACTTCACAGTTAATCCAGTTGTATCTCCCCAAGTGACTTTCTTTATCTTGTCGCCATCTTTGACAAATACATAAAACTTTTTAGGACCACCACGTTTTGGTTTATTTAAAACTGGGTCCTTTTTCTCATCTTCTTCTTGTATAGGACAGTCTAGTGGTACTTTCATACCCTCATACTCTGCTATCTCACCAATGTCTGTCTCTAATAAAGTTCTATCAAAGTCTTTCAACTCAGTCAATAGTCCTTCATTAAACATCTGTCTTGCTTCTCTAAACAAGGCATAAAACTCTTCACTGTGAACACGGTAAATGTTCTCAGCTAGTGGTATATTATTCTCTACGTGATAGTGTACAGACTTACTTATTTTGTCTGCATAATCACCAAAAGATATAATCATTATAAGTTCTCCATCATCTTTTTAACCACTTCTTCTAGTCTCTTACGCCACTCTTCGTTGTAACGTTGCTTATATTTATCTATTGTGGATGCTTCATTTGCCCATTCTTTTATATCTTCTTTATTTACACTGTCTGTAGGTTTACCACGGTCTTTTGCGTCAACTGGTTTAGCGTCTGCTTTTTGACCTGGTGTAACTTCTTTGGTGTGATTAGCATAATCAGCACCTATTTCATAACTCTCATTCTCGTCTTGTTTCATGTTTAACTCTCTTCTTAAAGCACCAAAGGCTTTCTTCTTCAACGAATCTGTGAGTTTTTTCTTAACTTCTGGTTCTTTTACCTCTGATACTGCCTTAAATCCATAATCTACATTCAAGTTAAACTCTCTAAGAGCTACTTCTTTATCTGAGGACACTGGAACACAGTTCCAAATCCATGCTTTGGTTAAATTATTATTGTTTTCTAATACGATATAGTTTGTACCTCTTCGTACAACCTTACCTTCTATGTCTTCTGTAACATAGTTGACCTTGTCTCCGATATTAAATATCATATCTCTGATATAAAGGTCTCTTATCTGTTGTTGTTCAAACTCTACTAGACTTGGTATCTTTCTCTCATTATGTTCTAATGTTAGGTTCATACCTTTTCTAATATCATTGAACAGACCTTGTACACCATTAAATCCTGATGGAAGGCCTCTCTTAAATGAATTAATATCGTTCTTGGCAACTGCGTCTCGCATTTTACTTGCTGACATACCTGTTGCACCTTCGGCATCCGGGTCTCGTTCACCTGCCGATACTACTTCTATACTATTAAAGTCATACTTACCATGTCTACTTTGAACACCGTTATATTTCTTTAGCATAGTATCAAATTCTCTAACTCTATCTGAACCTGCAACCATTTTCAAATCAGTGTAACCTTTTTTGTAAAGTAGTGTTGCAATGTCTAGTACCATGTTAGTCTGGTTTATCTCAATGTTTCTTGCATGTTGAGGAAACATCTTCTTCATATATTCTAATTTTTTCTTAGGCGAAAGTGGATTCTTTTTATTGTCCTCACTTCTACTTAGATATACTTTGTAGTCGCCATTGGCAACTGACTTAATCTTATTGATTAGTTTCTCATGTCCACTTGTAGGTGGATTGAACCGACCGAAGGCAAATGCTATTGACTTGCCAACGGCCTCGTTCTTTAGACTTTTGATTTCAGCGTCTGTTACTTCGCCGTCATCTAAAATCGCTTTACATTTTTTGTAAAACTTTAAGTAGTGGTATTTTTCAAGTAACTTGTACACAACATTTTTAGGGAGTCTATTTTTAATTCCAAATGTTTTAATCTCATCTGGTGTCATGTCTTTGTCAAATGCACTACGTCTTTCAACGTCTACCACATCTCCGATATCTTTAATTCGTTCTAAATCTCCTTCAATCTCTTCTAGTTTTGAATTGATTTTATCTTGTAGATTTAAAATCTCATTTGGTTTCAGTTCTTTTAGTTCATCATAATCTATAATGTCTCTTTTCAGTTCACCTTTTTCCATATCAAACTGTTGTACTTTCTTTTGAAAACCTTTCAAGTATAAGTTCATGTCAAATTTAAAGTCTTCTGGTCTTTTTATAAACTTGTTCGTTTCCATATCAAAGACGGCATCAGCCTTCTTCTCTTGGTCATCATATGATACCTTATCCGTAATAAAATAAAAGTTTATAGGGTGTTTTGTTCCAGGTATTAATTTACCTTGAATATTATCGGGGTTTGAAACCGACAAATACTTTTTACTAAGTCTAGTTCTTTCTTCGTCTTGCTTATCAGCAGGCACATCAAATAGAATATTGATATCTAAGTCTGCGTCATTTCTATACTTCTTTGTAAGAATAGAACCTATTAGACCTGTCTTAATAATAGGGTAATCTTGTTCAAACTCTTTGAGTTGAATATCAATCTGTCTTTTAACAGATGGTTTAATTTTAGGATTATCAGTATCAGCTTCATCAAACACTGCTGGTGCATATGTTCTTCTTGGTATATCAATGATACTTTCTTTTAAAAATTTTAAAAATCTCATCTTCTTCTTGCCTTACGTTCTGAAGCCATCCATCTTTTTGCTGTGTATGATTGAATTGGTTTTGTTACTAGTTGTCTAACTGCTTTAGAAACCTTATTAAGGGTTACTGTGACCAACTCTTTGTCTGATTGATTGTTGTCAATGATAATCATGTTACTCATACCAAATAAATTTTGAAACTTACCTATGTTTGATTGTACTGCTGTCCAACTCTTATTTACAATGTATTCTGGAACAGACCTAGGTCTTGTTGCGTTTCTTTCTAATGCAACCTCTAATGAAGTGTTAACAAATATCATTGAACAATCATAACCAAGTTCTTTTAACATTCTCATCTGTGCTGAAATCTTATCGTAGTCTCTGCCTGTACCATCAATAACTAAACCTAATCTGCCTTTGATAGACATGTCCATCATTGTGCCTGTTAATGCTTTTGCTCTAGTACGTATCATATCTCTTGCCTCTTCTTCACTGTCTGGCATTTTAAGAGATAGACCTGCCTTTTTAATTGCACGTTCAAAGGCTGCGTCTGAATTTATTTGTCTAAGACCAGTTCCACCAAATGCATTGCCTGTAACAAATGTTTTACCTGAACCAGGACCACCGGCTAGAAAGAATGCCTTAAAGATACCTTGGTCATATAGACCTTCTTTAAGTTCCTGAAATCTTATGTCGTCAAATGTTTTCATGTTACTTTTGCAATTATAGCCTTCGCTATATCCTCTGGTTTTCCACCTTCTGCTTTGATATTAATTATCTCACTCTTATAATATGTTAACAGTGGTCTAGTTTCTTTTTCGTAAGTAGCTAATCTTTTTTTAATAATTTCTGGTGTATCGTCTTCTCTACCTCTAGCAGTAAGTCTTTTAATAATTTCTTCTTCACTTATTACAAGGTTGACAACGTAATCGTATTCAATACCTTGGTCTGCCATCATCTCTGCTTGTTCAACAGAACGTGGAAATCCATCAAAGATATAACCTTTTTGTGCGTCTGGTTTTTCTAGTCTTTGTTTTACAATCTTAATTGTTAAAGGTGTTGGTGCAAACTTACCTTGGTCTAATAATTTCTTTACAGTTCTACCATCATCCGTGTTCTGTTTTGATATTGCTCTCAACATTTCACCTGTGTAGATATGTGGAATATTCAATTCCTTTTTAATAATCTCTGAGTAAGTTGACTTACCTGAACCTGGTCCTCCAATCAAAATGATTTTAGGTCCGTTGATTGCTTCAAAAAAGTATTGTTTAAACGATTTCATTTGTTCTTTTTATATCCTGTTCCTGTTTCTCTATTGCCCCATCTCTTCTGCCAAGCATAGTTACTAAATCTAACACCAATGGTTTCAATAATATTGTAATACCAATCTAATATTCTAACCATTAATTCCAACCTTTCGGCATTGTAAAGTTCTGTCTACTAAATTCTAATCTGTCTACAAGTTTAACTGCACCAGCAACTCTATCAACTGCAACATAACCCTCAGGTGCTGTTACTCTGAAACCATTTCCGTCACGTAAGAAGTGACCAATCTGTTGTATCTGTGCCAACTTATGTACTAAGGTTGTCTTTGCAATACCTAATGTAATATGACTTGCGATTGCAAAATACAAAGCACTTCTATTTCTATCAATGAAATCTAAACCTTTTTTCTTTGCAGCTATATATGGAGCTTTACCTTTTTCAGTTTTTCTACTATCTATTTCTGCTGTTAACATATTTTCATAGTAGTCTCTGAATTGGTTTTGCATATCTTTAACTCTACCCATATCACCTTTAGTATTACGTAGGTAATAGTTGAAGTAAGTTTTTAATCTGTAACCAACGGAGTTAACATCATTGATATCTTTTGACATAGCATTTAACATTGGAGCTGCCTTTGCTAAACTACCTTGTGCCATTCTAATCTGTGCGTCAAACTTAGAAAGTTCACCTTTATTAAATGTAACTGAACCTGACTTGTCTGTATAACCAGCAGACGCCAACCATACATTTGTACCACCACTTCCTTTGATTGTACCGAAACCAGCAGATAATGATTTCATATCTTTACCACTATATGAGGTATGAAATACAATCCCCATCTTAGCTCTTATAATTTGTTTAGCTAAGTTGCTATCTTTAGGTACTGCATATGTAATTGTGTTTGGTGTGAATGAAATCATTGTTTGACCATCCATGTTTACAGTTTTAATATCATCTGTAAATAGTAGGTCGCCTTGTAGAATACCTTTAATGTTTAACTTACTAAGGTATCGTAGGCAGACTTCTAATTTTTGTGCAACAACACCACCATGGTTTTGTCTAATGTCACCGACTGTGTAATTGATTTTAGGATTTACATTGAATACAGATTTTGTACCAACGAAAAACTTTCCGTTTTCTGGATTAATACCACATATAATGGCAGGTGCACCGTCCCATTTGACAGTCATGTTGACTTTACCACCAACATTACCTGCTAGCATGTTTCTAACAGAAGTTAGAAATGCTATGGCATTCTTTCCACCATCAACACCTCTATTAATGATATCATCTTCTAGGTGTTCTAGGTGTGTATTCTTATCTTGGGTAAAAAACCCTTTAAAACTAAACATTTACTTCCTCATTTCCCTTTAATTATGGGTCCATTATACTATAAAGTTTGGTGTTTGGCAACCACCTCAATCAATTCATTAACAAAATACACTAATATTTAGGCGTTTTATTTCTCTAAACCGTTATATTTCACAGCAAGATTGTAAAATTGTCCTAATTTATGTTCTACTCCAACCTTATTGGTACGTACAGACATTTTCATTTCACCTATTAATGATGTACCGTCATATAAACATAGATTAAAATTCTGTTTTGATGATGTACTTGGTTTAGCAATTACATTGGTAACCTGTGCAAGTAATACATTTAATTGGTTACTATCTTTAACCTCGGTATAGGTATCATTGATTGCTTTGATAATCATAACAGGCACCTCTGATTGTTTTAGTATCTGTGTTCTACAATACTTACGAAACAATCTTAAATCTTTTGTCATAGTATAACCAACTGCGTTTCTAATTATAGTTAGACCAGTGTCATATAGTTTTTCATAATCTGTTAAGTAATTCTTTTCAAACTCTCTTAGAATATCTAATGTTGCACCTTTTGTTGTAGTATCATAACCTATTTCTTTTAAACCTGGTATTTTAGAGTATACATTTTTCCATAAGGTAGCTCTCAATTTTGTTTTTGCTTCACTGTTAGAATTGAAAAATGTATATATCGGATTAACATATGTATTTAATAATGGTTCTGCACTTGATGATGAACCTGCTTTCAAACTTACACCTAAAAACTTAGAAGGCATAAACTCAATTACAATATCTGCTGGCGAATTTGCTGGCACGCCTGCTGGTTTTTTTCTGTATGTCCACCAAACATTCTTAACTCTTTGTGTCTTTGATATGTCAAGTAAGAATTTATTGATTGCAATTGCATTGCTCATCTTCATTGAAAACAAAGATGAATCAGGCATTAAGGCTATAAAATCTTCACCAGCTTTTGCCTCTGTAGATGATAGATAACACTTCTGTTGTGCCTGTTTTAGTTTAGATATTTTTTGGTAGATAGTATTGATGTTGGTATCTTTAATATTATTAAGATACATTAAACATGGTACTAGTTCTGTAATCGTAGCATTCAAAGTGGTCTCTGTCATACCACCAGACTTAGGTTTATAAACGAATCTATAACCTTGTGGACCTAATGCGAATTCTGTGATGTCCTCAGAAGATAAAGAAGTCTTATATTGTTTATATAATATCTTATCTTTTTTAAGGGCAGCTTGGACCAGACGGCGAGTGTTAGCTCTGTCGTTAGTCTGTAAATAAAATACCTTTGCAACTCTAGTATGCTTCTTGGCCTGTTCTACTAATGTAGCTGTACCTTTAGCGGCTAGTTGTGTTAAGTAAACTTGTTCTTTGCCAGTAATCATGTGTTCTCCTTGTACTATTTAGGTACATTGGATAACACACTTTAGTGGTTTGGCAAGTCTATTTTATAGGTAATTTACCTTGTGAAAGGAATGAGGGAATACCACCGGAAACAATCCAAAGCTTATGTTTGTTGTGAAACTTACAAAGTTTATCTGCGTCTTCTTCAAAGAAACAAGTACGTAATATTAGGTTACTAGGTTGTTCTACAACCTGCCACAATATCTTACGTCCTTTTTTTGTTAACTTCTTTATATACTTTA